CGTTACAAGTTTAAAAGTATTAGCCATTTATCCTCCTCTTATATTCCTAACCAAGCGCAATTGCAAGGGCAGTGGGATCTTCTGATGAGAACCCTGCACTTGTTAAATATGTTTTAAGTCTTGTTAATGTAGCTTTTCTATTAGTGCCACCCGCACCGTCATCTACAATTATTAAATCTGCATCTGCTAAAGCAGCACCAATGTCAGTTCCACCATCAATATCTAATGTGTCTAATCCAACAGAGTTACTTGAAGCAGTAATTGTTTTGTTTGTAAAAGTTTGTGTTGCAGCAATTCCAGCAATTGTATCTGTTGTTGCCGGTAAAGTTAATGTCGTATTACCAGCAAATGCAGAGTGTGCTGGTGCTTGTAATTGAGCATAGTGTGCGTTTGAAGATTCACAGTATAATCTTAACACTGATTGTGAACCTGTGTTTTTTAAATCTATAACACCACCTTCTACAGTAAGATCGTCACCAACACTTATATCACCAGTTACTGTAACTGAATCAACATAAGCATCTTTAAATCTTACAGAGTTAGTTCCTAAATCTACATCACTATCTGTCTGTGGACCAAACACTCCGTCTGATACAAATACTTGTTCTGCGTTTGCAGCATAAAAATGTATTTCATCTGCTGTTTCAAAATCTATTTTTGTTTGATCATCTTCACCAATCTTAACATCAGTTGCTAATATTGATGTAATTCCTGTTTGTGCAGCATCTACGCTTAATGTGTTAGTAGATAATGATACACCTGTTCCTGCTGTAAAAGCAGTTTTAGAAACCGCTATTGCTGCAGAGCTATTAATGTCCGCATTGACAATAACACCAGAACCGATAGCTGCTGTTCCAGTTGTCCCTATAGTTATGTCACCAGATATCGCTACAGGATTAAAGTTTGTGCCATCACTAATAAGAGCAGCACCACTAGTATTAGTTGTTAGGGTTAAATCATCACCGGAAATTGTTAAATCACCAGTAACGGTTAAGTTACGACCTATAGTTACATCGTTGTTTGCATCTTCAAATATTAATTTACTAGCAGGTATTGTGCAAAATACATCCTTTGTGCCAGCACTAAAATCAACAGCGCTATCGCTGTTAGAGCTAGATATAATTGTTGTACGTGCAAGATCAGAACTATCGCCATCTAATGTTCCAAGTCCAACTTCAAACTCTGCTTGATCCTGGTGTGCGATACAATAGTAAACTGTGTTAGAATTACCAATGCCAGCTGCAAAAGTTTCAAAACCAGTTACAGCACCAGCAAGTGATACAGTTCCTGTACCAGTTGTAGTGGTTGTTTCTTTTACTCTATCATTAATGACTAATGCCATTTATACTCCTATGCTAATCTTAGTATAGCGTTACTTGCATCAGAACAGCCACAGCTTTGTTAGATTGTGAGCTATTGTAAATTAAAGCACCTCTTGCAGTGATGGTAGCCGACGTAAAAGATATATCAGCGAAATCACAAATAGCAGTAGTACCTGAAGTTGTTGGTGTAACACTAGTTAAACTACCTCCACCTGAAGAATAAGATCCTGAATCAGAAACTTCGTTGGATGTAGTAAAAGCAGTGGTTGAAGCACCTAAAGAAGCAGAACTTGTGTACAATGCAATTTTAAAAGTATCACCTGATGAAGCAGTAAAGTTATGTGTTCCAACAAGTAATTCTTGTTTGAAGCTTGTGCAGACAGCTTGTGATATTGCCATGTTTATTCTCCTCTAGTATTTGTTTTAACAGATTGCATAGGGAACTTTAATTCTCCATGCATGTACTCATCTCGTCTATGTCTACCAGTTTGTTCAACTATTAGTTCTTGCATAGCACGTTGATAAGATTGTTCGTATAATTGCAGCATTTCAGCTGGACCCTTCAAAAACTTGAAGGCTTCTGCAAGACATCCATACAACAAAGCCATTGGTGCATTGTTGCCCAACCATGAGGTTGTGTTACTAGTAGATAATCTTGTAGGTAATCTAGTAATTCCTAACTCCACGTTATACGCTAAATCCGGTGTAGGTGCAACGTATATTGTATTGTGATCCCACCATGACCAATACTTAGGCGTACCTGTAGCAGTTCTGTCTGGCCAATATTCGTTCATGTAACTTATATCGCGGTGTTCTAAAAAATCTCTTGTAGGTGTTCCTGATGCAGGAAAAATATGCACAGTTCTTATTGTAGCAAGAGATGTAGGATCTGGTGAACTACCACCAGGTAATGACAAGAAAGGATTGCTAGCAACAAGGTTAGCTGATTGATGTGATTTGAATACATCAAGATCTGCTTCTTTTAATATTCTATTTTCTGTGTGCTCAATAAAATCGTTTGTTATTGTAGATGTTAACACATCAGTGCTAGTTTCTGTGTAATCTAATATTTGTTGTGTCAGTTCTGCGTATGTAGTCATTAATTACTCACCGTTACTGGACCAGCTGATGCTTGTCCTCCTCCACCTTTTACCAAACTTGAAGTCGCTAATCCACCAGTTGATATACTGTAAAAATCATCGTCTATTTTTGTTATGGTATGACCACTTTCACTGTCCATATCAACAACAAAAATGTCTACAACATTTCTAAATCTAACAGTGTCCCCTGTTGATCTACCATGTCCTGGTTCAAAAATTTTTATTACATCAGTTCCAGATTCATGTCTAAATGGATCAAGAGGTAACAATCTTTCTGTAGCTGGTTCTTCTCTTGCTGGTCTAGGAAATTGTAAAGCTATTGCGTCAGGTGAATGTTTGTTAGGTCTATCTTGTGGTGTTTTTGGTTCGTATTCACTTTCATGTACACGTGCGCCATTCCACTCCACAACCATTTCACTGTATGGATATTCCATACCGCTACGGTCAGAAATAAACTTAGCATATTTACCTGTTGCGTAAGACATTTATTAGCTCCAAGTATACTTGCCACCTTTTGTAGCGGCACCCATTCCTAGTTTAGTTCCAGTCACTTTACCTTTTTCTACTGTAATATCTACAGCTTTACCCTTTGCAGGTGCAATACCTTTTGTGGTAACAGCAGCAGCTTCAACAGGATTAGGTATATTATTTTGACCTCTACCAAACTTTATACCGCTTTTATCTCCTTCTCTAGGATTAGCAGTTTGTGTGTTATGGTTTCTATTGCTCATTAGTCCTCCTTTTTACATGTGCAGTCACCACAATCACATCTGTCGATAGTGCATGAACCATCTACGATGCAATGACATGTATGACCACATATTTCACATTTTGGCATATGACCTCCTATGGTATGTACGCCCGTGCCGGTTCAATTCTAAAAGAAACCCTTTCTCTATCGTTTTCACTAGCACGCTTAAATTCTTCGTCATACACCGCTTTTAAGTTTGCACTTAACATCGGTGCTCTTTTCAAACTTATATAGTATGCCAAACCGGCAGTCAAACAAGGAAGAAAATAAAAAGGCACGTCAGCTTCATTGGTGTAGTTGCCTGCATCTTCTATTCTAGCTATATAAAAATACTTGAATATATATGCTTTATCAGGGCTAGGATACAGAAACAATGTCATGTCGTTTGCTGGTCTACCACTGCTAGTTGATCCACCTGTAGTCACTGTGCCAGGAACTAAAGCAAATTGTGTAGGTCTTGCATCTCCAGATGAAGAGTTTTCTTTTTTGCTTAAATTCATAAATTCAGTTCTAGATATTCTATTTACAGCCACATCTGTTGTGTCACTATCGCCTTCTAAATTAGAAGTTGCACCTGTTGTAGTTGTTACAACAGCATCTACTATGTCCACCACGTTTTGATCTATGGCGTAAAAGTTTGTGCCAGCAGTGAGTGTTTGTGTTGCATATGTTATGGTCCATAAATTTAAACCACGATTTGCCCACTCTGCCAACATCAGATTCATAGATCGTCTAGCTGTTTTTAAATCATAGCCAGTGCGTGTCTCTAACTGACATCTTTCAAATGCCTCTTCTATTATCTCTTCTATTGAGAGATTAAAGGTTTGTGTGCCTGAATAAGCCATTTAAACCTCTAATATATTTTTTGGAATTCTGCTATAACTGTGTACATGTTGCCCGAATCAGCCGCACCTGGTACA